CACTTTGATGGTACTGAAAAAATATACATGAAACATCAAATCACACAAGCTGATATTGATCGTAAATGGATATACACACCGGATCCAGTTATCTTTGTTACCAGTGTTATGCCTTTTGATGATTCAAATTCATCAATCAATATGTTTGATTTAAGATATCAATTAAGATTACACGATTTATATGACTTTACATCAGTGTCTTATGTTTCATATGAAATTACAATGCAACACATTTCAACATTGAATCTTTTATTCTCAGGTAAACCTCAATATAGATTTAATCGACATCAAAATAAACTATTTTTAGACATAGACTGGACACGAGATGTTGATGTTGGAGAATATGTGATTGTTGAATGTTATCGTGCATTACAACCAGATACGGTAGATTTAACTGGAACATTAACAGGAAACACATCATCAAATGTGATGACAGGAAGTTCAACAACATTTGATTCTGAAGTATTAGAAAATGATTTCATTACTTTATCTGATGGACAAGAAGTTCAAATTAAAAAAATAAATTCACCAACAGAAATACAAATTGTTGGTAATTTAAGTGCTAATGTTTCAGCTGTAACTATGTCAAAAGCAGGAACATCCGATGTTTGGAATGATCGATTCTTAAAACAATATGGCACTGCAAAAATAAAATATCAATGGGGAAGCAACTTAAGTAAGTTTGCTGGAATTCAAATGCCGGGTGGTGTAACTTTAGATGGACCTAGAATAATGGAGGAAGCACAAAGAGAGATTGACAAGATCGAAGAAGAAATGCAATCATACAATGTCCTTCCATCTGAAATGTTCTATGGGTAAATAATGAATGGCAACCAATCTTTATTTCAACAACTTTCCAAAGAATATAACATCTGAACAATTACTTGTTGAAGACTTAGTAATTGAATCACTAAAGATGTATGGCATGGATGTATTTTATATGCCACGCACCAGTCGGGATACTGTTGACTATCTTTATGGTGAAGATCCTCTCAAACAATATGTGTCTGCTTTTCCACTTGAAATGTATTTGGAAAATGTTACAGGCATGGATGGTGAAGGTGATTTTATTTCTAAATTTGGTTTAGAGATAAGAGATGAAATAACTTTATTGGTTTCTCGTAGAAGATTTCAATCAACAGCTTCACAAACAAGACCAAATGAAGGTGATTTAATATTTGTTCCTGTTGTGAATGGTTTTTTCGAAATAACTTTTGTTGAACACGAAGACAATCAAGCCATGTATCACACATTAGGTCGTGGTCGTGGTGGAAATGTTTATCTATATGCGTTAAAACTTAAACAGTTTGTATTCAGTAATGAACTTGTTAATACAGGTGTTGCTGAAATTGATAATAATATAATAGAATATTACCCAAGAACAAAACTTTCTATTTCTACAATGCACACTGGCAAGTTTGTTAATGATGAAATTATTTACCAAGGAACAGATTTAGCTAATGCAACGGCACAAGCTGTTGTTTATGACTTCTATCCTAACACACACATTGATGTAATTAGAGTCCAAGGATCATTCACATCAGCTAATGTAACAGGTAATACATCATCAGCTGTTGCAACATTATCTACTGTGAACGATCAAGCATATGTAAATAATGCTTTTGAAGATATACAAGACAATGTTAGAATTGAATCCGAATCTGATTCAATCATTGACTTTACAGAAACAAATCCATTTGGTGAACCATAATGTTAGGTAACTCTCATTTTTATAATCGAACAATAAGAAAAGTCGTTGTCGCCTTTGGCACAATGTTCAATGATATTGTATTAAAAAGATATACAGCTGATGGAACAGAATCAAAAGAATCTTGGAAAGTGCCTCTTTCTTATGGTGCAAAAGAAAAATATCTAACAAGAATTACTTCTGATCCAACATTAACTAAATCAGTTCAAACAGTTGTGCCTCGTATTTCATTTGACTTGACTGGTATGGAATATGATTCAAGTAGAAAACAATTATCTACATTACAAAACTTTTCAGGCAATACGGCTACACAAATTAAAACACAATATGTTCCTGTTCCTTACAATTTTGAATTTTCAGTTTCAGTCTTTGTAAGAAACCAAGAAGATGGAACACAAATACTTGAACAGATATTACCATTTTTTACACCAGATTTTAATGTCACTGTTGACTTCATTTCTGAAATGACACAACATTATGATATGCCTGTTATTCTTAATTCAGTAACACCAAGTGTTGAATATGAAGGTGATAACACGACAACACGATTAATTATATGGGATTTAACATTTACTGCTAAAGGATATATTTGGCCACCTGTTAAATCTGGTAAGTATATTAGACAGGCTAACACAAACTTACATATTGAAACAGCAAGTAGAACTTCTCAAAAAGTAACTGTAGATTATGCAAACGGATCAAGTTATTTTGCTGATGAAGAAACAGTATTCGTAACAACAACGACCAATGGTGAAACAAGAGATGTTACTGGAGACTTAGCATATTTCAGTAATACATCCACAGGAATCGTTGTGGTGAACAATCTAAATAAGCTGATTAAAGCAAATGATATTATTGTTGGCGCTTCATCAAATGCAAGTTATAATGTAACCAGTGTTGATAGCGAACCATTAAAAACAGTTATTATCATTACAACACCAGATCCAGTTTCTGCTAATGCAGATGATGATTATGGATTTACTGAAACAATTACAGAATGGCCATTTACATGATGAGTAATTTAGATAAAAAACTATCAGAAACATTGAATGTTGAAGTTGATAAAGATGATGAATTAGATAATTTTCCTGTTGTTGAATCTAAAAATGAAATAACACCTATTCAACAAGCAGCCGAAGAAGATACAGAATTTGCTCGTGATAATATTAAAAATTTAATTAATAAAGGTAGTGTTGCTTTAGACAATCTACTACAAGTAGCTCGTGAATCTGAACACCCTAGAGCATATGAAGTAGCTGCAACAATGATAAAGAACCTTTCAGATTCTAATAAAGATTTGTTAGATTTACAAAAAAAGAAAAAAGATTTATCTCCAGAATCACAAAATATTGTAGGAAATACAAAAAATATGAATATTGACAAGGCGGTTTTTGTAGGATCTACAACAGAACTTGTCAAGTTTTTGAAGAACAAAAAGGAAGAATAAATATAGATTATGGAAACTTTAAAAGAAATAATGAAAAAAGTATTAGCGGATACATTTGCTATGTATCTGAAAGCTCACAACTATCATTGGAATGTAGAGGGCGCTAACTTCCCACAATATCACGATTTTTTTGGAAACTTATACCAAGAATTGTATGCAGCTGTTGATGTGGCTGCAGAACAAATACGAGCCTTAGATTCATATGCACCTGGTTCATTTTCACGATTTTCCGAATTATCAGATATTGAAGATGAACTATCTGTTCCTACTGGCACAGAAATGGCAAATAGATTACAAGAAGATAATGAAGTTGTTTTAGCAACATTGAATATGGCATTTAAGTTAGCAGAAGAATTTGATAAACAAGGTTTAATGGACTTTTTAGCAGGCAGAATTGATGCCCACAGTAAACATGGATGGATGCTTCGTAGTGTAGCTAAGAATGTGTAACTATGGAAGGTTATCTTGGTAATGAACGACTCAAACGAGTCGGTGTTGAATTAACATATACAGTAGATCAAGTAGAAGAAATTCTTAAGTGTCAAAATGATCCTGTATATTTTATAAGAAGTTATGTAAAGATTGTAAATGTGGATAAAGGTCTTGTGCCTTTTGATATGTGGCCGTTCCAAGAAGAGATGGTCAATTCATTCCACAACAACAGATTTAATATTGCTAAAATGCCACGACAGTGTGGTAAAACAACAACCTCTGTGGGATATATGCTTTGGTCGGTGTTGTTTAATGAAGAATATACTGTAGGTATTCTTGCCAACAAAGGATCTTTAGCAAGAGAAATTTTAGGTCGAATACAAAAGGCTTATGAGTATTTACCTTTATGGCTACAACAAGGAATTGTAGTTTGGAATAAAGGTAATATAGAATTAGAAAATGGTTCTAAGATTTTTGCCTATGCGACATCAGCATCTGGTGTTCGAGGCGGATCTTATAACTTGGTGTTTTTGGACGAGTTTGCTTTCGTTCAACACAATATGGCTTTAGACTTTTTCCAGTCAACATATCCTGTGATATCGTCTGGTCAAACAACTAAAGTAATTATTGTTTCAACACCAAATGGATTAAATTTATTTTATAAAATGTGGGTTGACGCTGAAGAGGGTCGATCAGATTACAAACCACTTGAAATCCACTGGTCAGATGTGCCAGGTAGAGATGAAAGATGGAAAGAAGAAACA